AATTCTTCAGTACTGTTAAGTCTCATGGCCCATTCCCTCCAGTCCTCAAATTCATCGACGTTCGGACCGTCAGGAAGAGTCTGCAAAAGACTCCTGCCCCAAGTCTTCCAATCGGTCGGATCCAACAGCTTCTGCGTGGGAGGAGAGCCATTAAGCAAGAAGGCCATCGCGTCAGTCCATTCGATAACGGTCATCCCCTGGGGGTTAATGGTCATGACTGAATCCTTCCATCTGCTGGTTCGATATGGGCTAGGGATTCTCCCATCTCGTAGTTTCCCCCCACTGTATTGGATTCGAATTTGAAAGTCATGAGACGTGCGATCTCTTTCAGCTTAATGGTTTGATCCTCAGGCAGAGGAGCAGTATCACCGAAAGTAAACGTCGGTCCATCAACAAAAGGGGCACGAGAATTTTGGCGCCCGACCACCGTGACAGTCATATCGCCAACTTGAACAAAGTCTGGTTCAATTCGAGCCACCCGGAGAGACTTGTCTATTGACTCCTCTTGAGTAATCATTGAGATCTCATTCGTGCTAAAGAACGACTGGATGGGGTTAACACTTGAGGCCTCAATCCGATCAGTACCACTCTCATGTAGCCATAGAGTATACGCCGGAGTAGCGTTGGCTACCAGTCCTGTCATGAACGGGTGCTCAAAGACCTTGGCATAAATCCCGCAGGTCCTCCCCCCATCGGGAAGCTCAGTATCGTACCAAGACCCCTCCCGGACGTTATAAATGACCGCATGAGTACACTCAGTGGCATTACCCCGTGGGTAACACCACCAGATCTCACCCCAGCGAGGAACTTTGAAAGCGAACACTTTCTGGCGATAGTTAATGTTCAAACCATCGAAGAACCAGTTGTTATTGTAGGTGTTCGGGATCTCACGAACAACGCCGTTGAACATCAGAAACCGATCAACCCCAGCCCAGAAGTAGATGCCATCGTACTCAATGACTCCCTGACTTGACAGGATGGACGACTCTGAGGTGATCGTGTCAAAGTTCCAAACAGTAACTCCCCCCACGAAAGAGGCTCGAATTAGGGAGTCTAGGGACCAGAACAACCCTGCTGGACCCGAGCCATTACCTCTCAGAACCATCCCCTTGACAATCTTCTGCTGAGTAATGAACGCTGAAGCTCCAGCCGCAGTAGGGTTGTTCACAGCGCTATAGTTGATATTCCCATCATTCCCGAAAGAGAACAGGTAGGGGCCAAGAACAACAATGCCTCCGCTCACTTGAGCCAACGTGGTGTCAGTTAATACGGCAGCCGCAGTATCAGTCCCGAACCAGATGGCTCGATTGAGCGTGGAATCAATCGCTGACAAATTAGGGGCGGCATGTGCGATCAATCGAGTTACTGCGGCCACTGAGTCATAGAAGTGATCGAATTGCCACAAGTTGTCACTGCTGTTGACCAACGCTGCTGGAGTTCGATTATTGAAAGCTGACAAATTCCCTGCTGAGTTAGTGATGTATTGACCCAGCTTCGTCGCACTCCCAAGATGCAAATACTGGAGAGAATTGGCCGAGAAACTAGTCATTCCTCGAACTAGCTCAGGTAGAGTAGCCGTAACCGCTTGGTAACCGGCCATTTTCCGAGGAAGACCTCTATTGAATCGGACCCATTGACCATCAATATAGACATCGCCCTCAAGAACTGTCCCATCTCGCTTGATGCCAGGACGGGATTGGATTCTGACAGGTTTGAGTGCCATTATGCTACAATCGTCGCTCGTGACCAACTGGACCCGGCTACTACGGCTGAATTGACATCAACCGTGGATTGCTTCACAGTAAAGATCAAATTTCCATCAGACGAGGGATTGTAGTAGACACAGCCCGTAATCCAGGCGTCTCTCGCTGCTGCTGTCTGGGAGTCAATCACATCTGAAGCCCCGGTTGAGGCCAATTGCAGGGGATTGGCCGACCCCGCTCGAGAACCAAACCCTGTCAGACCTGACCCGGCAGGAGGATCCCACGAGAATGAGTAACCACTGGAGGCAGTAACAATTCGAACCGCGAACTCGATCAAGTAGTTCTTTGCTGCTAACAAGGCCTGAGTAAGTCCCGTGATCGTTTGATCTGTTCCTTGGTTGCTGAAACTGAAATCAGTATCCTGCAAGGTTTTCAGAGTGGTGGGTTGGATCGTCTCCAGCAACACCTTCTTATTGGCCGCGGCACTAACGTCAAAAGTGGGAACGAAGTCAGCCGCGAAATCAGGAGTGGTGTCAGTCGTCAGACTATTGATATCCAAAGTCAGGGTACGATTAGCAGACAAATCCCCCCCGCCAGCCATGCCAGATCCAGCAGTAATGGCTCGAGTAGTTGGCACAGCCCCCAAGGCCGTGACAGCAGCAGCTGCCGTGATAGCCCCCGTCCCCCCCTGGCTGATTGAGATGGGGAATACCACGGTAGATGAACTCGCATTCACTACTTGAGCCCCGTCACAATAAAGAATCGCTCGATCGGTTTGGAGGATACTTGGAGGCCCTACTTGAGCAGCGACCTTGACCGACAAAGTAAAAGCCCCTGTGGTCTGATTGCTTACCCAGTACTGCTGAACTGAGGCAGGAACGACAATGTTCCGATTCCCCGTTAAGATTCCGGTGAAGTTGTAAGAGATTCGATTTAACTCAACCCCCGAGAGTGTGTAGTCTCCCGAGCCAGGCACGGCAATGGAAATGTAGTCGAAGACACTAGTGCTTGACTGACCGAATCCAACTGTATAGAAATTGGCCCCGTCAGTGAAGATGATACATGACTCACCGGGAGAAACGGTCTTGGTGGCTGAGCCATCAATCAATCCGGCCGGAGGAGTGACCACTAAATCGCCTGACCCACTATTCCTCAGTAGGACGAACCAGTCTGACCCCAACGTGGCTGCGGCCGTCAGATTCGCTACGCCTACACCAGCGGTATAGATCAGCCCTTTGGCTCGATCGGCATCCACGATCGTAAAGGGAGTTGAGGCTTTAGACGAGGGCTCAATTTTCTGATTTAGAGTAGTTGAGATCGCCTTGATTCCAGCACCTGCCAAAGCTGCAGCTGAGGCTACTGAAACTGTTGCCCCTAATTGAAAGGTTCTCCAAGATCCGGCCGCGGTAGAGTTATCCGTGAGATAAGCGACCCAGGCAGTCCCAGGAGCCGGGGCTATGATCGTTCCTCCTACTGAGTCTTTGACGGTGTACGTGTTCGCACCGACATTGTTGAATACTGCTTGAATCCCCGTAGAAACCTGCCTGGCGTCGGTTAGAATCACATTCAGCCCAGGGACTGTGGCGCTGAGGTCCATGATGCTGGCGACAATGTTGCTGCTCTGTTGCTCCAGAGGCCATTCAAGCGTCTGGTCAGTGGCGAAGACCAGACTAAGGTAGCTCTGACCGACTGGGTAGAGAGTAGCTCCCCCAAAGACATCTGTATAGCTCATGCTTCTTGCCTCGAAGTAGTGCGATCAATAATCCTGCCTAAGTCCTGGGTGTTAAAGGCTTGCAAATCGGTCGCGTAAAGAGTCTGCCAAGTTGGGATCCTTTCATCGTTCTTCAGGAATGGAGTACACTTCAGGAGAGTCCCATGCAGTAGTAGATTAGGTGCGAAATCGGTCAGCCAGTTGGTCTGATTCACAGCGTCCAGTAAAGGTAGCAGCTGGTAGTAGATCGCCTCAAATGGCATGTTCGCATTCGGGGTGGGGGCAATCAACCAGTTGTTGTAGTCATAGTCAGAATAGAACAACGGCTGTCCCTGAATGTCCTCATCAGGCCAATAAGAACGACAATACTCATAGCTCCGGGGGAAAAGAGGTGTTCGCACCTGACTAGCCCCCAAGCCAAAATTGATGCTCACAGTTTCGCGCCAACGTGTAGGTTTGGCGTATACTGAGACCCCAGCAGTCAGGGTTGAAGTCACCACATTGATGAAGCCCAGAATTTTCAACTCAGTGGCGATACTTCGCTCAGCCAGGTTAATGAGTCTGGGCAATTGGTCAAATACTGTGGGGTCATCAGGAGTCCCCCGTTCCAAGTACTGCTGCAAGTCTTGGACAAGAGAGGTGTAGGTCATCGCGGTGGCCATTATCGAACTCCCCTCGCCCCTGTTGAAGGGGTAATTGTCAGATGGTGGATCTCTTGTCTACCGAGCTCAATCTTGAGTCTCTGCATAGCTCCAGCACTCCCTGTTACCGCTCGTTCCATTCGACCCGTCTTGTTACTTAGCAACATCCCATGACTGATCCCTGGGGCTATACAACCAACTACATCGGAAACAAAATTGCCAGTGTGGATCAGAATAAGGTATCTTCCATGACCGTCGGGTCGGTCCTCTTCTTGTTTCCAAACGCCTAACTCGGGATTCTCGAGAATATAAACCTCAGCCCCGCCCGGACGAACCCAAGGAGAGAGAGTATACTCCCCGTCGGGGACACAGGAAAGAAATGGGCTACCCCCCAGCTCAACCCCCGGGATCCAAGGACGTTCCATGGTGAAAAGCTTTAGACTAGCCACACTCAAAGACCCCTCAGTCTCGAACTTGGAGTAGCTGTGTCTGAGGAGGGTAACATTCATTTTGGAGAAGTTCCCACTCGTTGTTGAGTTGCATGACTAAGTCTTACCTCACTTCTCAGCTCAGTGATGGCTGTTGAAAGCTCGGTAAGACTAGCCATGGTTTGTCTCACTGTGGCTTCTCGACTCTCTCGCTCCGCCTTGAGCTCGGCGGTGAAAAGCCGAGATTGCTCAGACATGGCCGTCATAAATACCGCTCGCTCGGCCGTGGCTTGATGAAGCAATCTGAGCACTACCCAGACTACAACTGCAACAATGGGCAGTTGAATCAGGAGTTTCCAGAGCTCATCAGGCACTAGCATCTCCCTCGACCATCTTCAACTGGGGCTTCTCCTCAGGCGGGACTGCGAGGATTAATTTTCCCGTAGCGATGGCCAAAAGAAGAGTCTTGAGAGTCCCCAGCTGACCCAAAGCCAAGGGCATAGGTACCCGAAGCGTTGGATCCTCCAGGAGCTCAGCTCCGGCCGCGGCCGCCTGCTGGACCTGCTGTTGGGAGAGATTGACTTGCTGTTGCTGTTGCTGTTGCATCTTAGCCTCCTAGGCTCGTTGGTGAAAATTAATCTGTGGTTAAGCCAGTCGTTTCCAGCGCATCCAAGAACCGTTTGACAGGGTAGTACCGTTTACCGCGTCAAGGGTGTTCTGAGCCCATTGTAACGCAAAGGCACCAGTGCTTGCCCCTAGGTTGGCGGTTCCCGAGATATGGACAGCAACAGACTCCCCCGCGGCAATGGCGATGGTTGTAAGAGTCGAAGAGGCTCCCCCGATGAGTCGAGCCGAGCCTGTTGAACCGGCCGACCCAATCCACTCGGCATAGTACATGTACGTATCACCAGGGACGGTGAAGTCCAACTTCACATCGGCGGTCGCTGCCGCGTTAGTGAAGTCAAGCAAACACTCGAAAGAATACCTGACAGTAGCACTGGCTGCGGCTAAGACGGTAAAGGTCAATGTGGCATCGTCAGCCAGAGTAGTCGTATTAGTTCGTGTTACATCAGCCGAGGTGATCTTGCCAATGATCCCCGTTCCTGCGCTGGGGAAGGTTATGAAACCATCCTCAGAGATTCGCATGCGCTCAACAGGTGTGACCGTACCGTTAGGCGTGGTCAAGAACATCAGTCGGCCAGGCATATCGGCGGCACCAGGGGTGGCATCACTGGCTGCCTGAATCTGTGCCGCTATGTTAGTGATGTCAGAGCCGTTGGCCCCGTACCAGTTAATCGAACCAAGAATGTCGTTGAGCTGAACGATCGTGTATGAACTCGCCGTTGTGCCACGTGACTTACGCAATGCGTACACGGGACCCGTCGCACTGTTGGTGTAATGATCAAGAGCGACAGAGGGGCCAACACCCTGGATCACGATTCCGGCGATGGCACTCTCTACAGGGTTCGGAGCGTTGCCGTAAGCGAAACCCGAGATTAGGATTGAGACCATTCCGTTTTGGAGAATGCGCATACGCTCAACAGAGGCAGTCGTCCCATCAGGTGTGGTGCTGAACACCAATCGACCAGGCATGTCATTCGCGCCGGGGGTTGCCTCAACCACTCCCTTGATGGTCGCGAGCTGAATCATCGCAGCGCCATCATTGCCGAAAAATTCGATAGCCCCTACGGTGTCGTCAGTATTGACTGTGGCGTTGTTGCCATAGATCGTAGATCTGGACTTCGCCATGTACAGCGTGGCACCAGTCGGGGTGGCGTTATAACCGACATTGGCTATACCACTTCCGCCTTGCGCCATTACAACAGAGGCGGGGAGCAAGCCTCCGAAAGTGGGCGGGACACCATACGCCGTCCCACCTCCCATAATGACGTTCTGACCATTAGCCTGAATTCTCAGTCGTTCCAGAGGATCGCCCCCCGAAGGTGCCGTCCAAGTTGAGATTCGTGCTGAGATCGTAGTGGCAGGAGCAACATCGACAATCCCCTCGATGTAGCCCCCCAGATCCATTGTGCCCCCGATGGGAGCCCACCACTGCACACTGCCCAGAGAGTCATTAAGCTGAACGACTGTTGTAGCACCGGCTACAGTACCCCGTGTCTTGACCATAGCCAACGCGCCAGAAAGTGCATCGGCTGAGTGCTTGTAAACTGCAATAATGGGCACGACTGAGTTCACAGCTTGAGCAGCTACAAACGGCACCACAGTCGCCAACGTGGGGGGTGGTGCTGTGCTGGTGTTGTCGTTGGTCAGCAAGAATCGACCAGCAGGGTTGAATCGCGCTCTCTCGAAAGTTGCAGCATCTCCAATCGCACGGGTGTGAATTATCAAGGCTGTCGGCAATTGGCCTACTGCGACGGCACCAACAACCTCCGAGTTAATGCGCGCCCCTGTCAGGATGTTGGCAGTCGTACCGTCGTAGCCACCGAACGCGAGTTGACCCAGAGTGTCGCCATCGGTAAGGATTGCGTTAGCACCTAAGGTGTTCGACCCGCTATGAGCCAACATGTGCTGAGGACCGCTAGAGCCCGAGGTGTACAGGGTTTGAAGCAGCGAAGCACTGAGCGTAGCTTGAATAGCTAGGCCATAATCGAGACTCGTGATGGGTGGGGCAAAGGTCGCACCGTCACCCGTGAGGAAGACCTTACCCGCGTTATTGATACGCAACCGCTCAAGTGCTGAAACCGCACCGTCTGGGGTTGTGTGAATGCTTAATCGACCAGGCATATCGTTGACACCCGGAACCCCATCACTGAACGCCGTGATGGTGGCGAGCTGAATCATAGCAACGCCGTCAGAGCCACGAAAATCAATCGTGCCGATGCCATCGGCGTTTTGCACTATGGTTTGGCCTCCATAGGTCGCATTGCGACTTTTTCCCAAGAACATGAACGCACCACCAGCGTCGGCAGAGTGTCTAACACTTGCGATGCCAGCAGCTGTCTGTGCCTGAACCGTCAGCTGGGGGACAACTGCACTGAACGTGACAGGCGTGCCATAAGCAGCAGTTCTTCCCGTTGAGACTAAATTACCCAGGTTAGTAACGCGATACCCCTCAGCTGGAGTCGCCGAACCATCGGGTGAGGTAAGGAACACGAGTCGGCCAGGCATATCCGTACCAGCACCGGGAGTACCATCGACTTCGCCACGGATCTCAGCAGCGGGAGTGTAGTCAGTGCCAGTCGACCCATGAAACTGGAGAGAACCTAACTGATCACCCGATTGCACGATCGTATAGACACTGAGCGTCGCTCCACGCGACTTACGAAAGATGAACTGCCCGGGGTTAGGATCGGCCGTAAAATGATCAATGGTAAGGATCGTTTGGTTAGCCGCGCCTTGCCAAACCGTCACAGGTGTCACACCTATTACTTGTTTAGGCGTGCTGACATAGGCCGCGCCATTGGCCGTTACAACAAGCTGACCTGTAGAACTCATCCTCAAACGCTCAAGCGGGCTAATCCCTCCAACTGGAGTCGTTCGAAAGACCAAACGTCCCGGAGTATTGTTGAGTGCCGCCGCCCCATCGACCAGTGCTTCGAAGTTAGCAAATTGAAGAAATTGAACTCCATCGCTACCCCGATACTGTTCAGTGTAGAGACTGTCGTTTAACTGAACCAAAGCTTGAGCGCCAAGAGTGGCTCCCCGGCTCTTATTGGTAATGTAGACAGGCCCGGTAGCAGTGATATTCCAATGCTCCACTGATTGGAACATCGAGGCCTGAGCCGCTTGAATAGTGAGGACAGTATTGGCCGTCCAAAACGGTTGCTGAAAAACCGTACCAGCGGCGGTTACTACGAGCTGATCGCCCATCTGAACCTGACCACCGAAAGGGTTAATACTTAAAGGAGCAGCCGTGTTGATATTCGCCTTGGCTTGAACAATAGCCGCCGAGAAAGCCAAGTGAGGGTCGGTTGTAGGAACCAGACCTCCCAAATTAAGAGCATTACTAACATCAACTAGGTCAACGGGGTTAGTGTCGGTCAAAATCAAAGTGGCTTGAGTTCCGCCTCCCCCGGTGAGATCGGCTGCAGAAACCTTTCTGCTGGTTAGTACTCCAGAGATAGTTTGAACTACCTCAAACAGATCAGCCGGCGCCAAAGGCGTTACCGCTGGAGGAAGCTGGGGAATCGTGACATTGGTCATGCTATATCCTCAAGGAGCCGGTGAGATAACTCTCAATGAGCCATTGATGGTAGTTCGTAAGTTCCCATTCTCAGTAACTCGAATCCCAAAAAGTCCAATAATGTTGGGGATCGGGCCACCAGAGTCGAGAGCCACATCAGGTCGCGTAAACCTGAGGGTGATATCCTCAGTTTGTCGAGCTGGAAGTCGATAGGGATCATAGTCATCTAAGTCAGCACGACAAACCTTCAAACCCGGGGAGTTAGGGTCTGAGTAAAGATCCTCGATGGAAAATTTCCGACTGCACCTAGCACAAAGCCCAATGCCGTAAGTGCCACGCCCCGTCGGATCTATGAAAATTGCCATCACCTACCTCGTGTAAGGAGAGATATTAGGCATCAATTTCGCCACCGAACCATCACTCTCACCGTCCCAGGCGATGCTGAGCTCGGAGGCTGCATCAACAGCTACAATAGGGATCATGGAGGGATCAACTTCCTTAATCTCACGAGCTAATTGGGCCGCAAGACCAGTCACAATGGCCAGGTACCACCTTTGGGGCACTTCGATCTCTTGACTCATCGTGCCAACATCTTCAATGTAGGTCTGTACGAAACAGACCAATTGAGCGAAAGTGAACTGGTACGAAACTGAGGGCCACAGGGTAATAACTGACTGGGATCGTTGTTTATCCCACCAGAACTGAGTGGGCCGACCAGTAAAGGTTTTGTTGGGGAGATTTGCGTAGTCATCCCGATTGAGCTTAGCCAAAGGTACCTCGGAAGGTAGGTTCTGGTAAACGAGCTCGGCGACATCGAGAATAGTCGTGCCATTGGCCTGTAGTCTGTAGTAAAGGTGCGAGGTGACTCCCTCGGCATCATACCAGAGCCAGTTACCGGCCACCGCGGCGACAGCGGTCCTTGTAAAGATATTAACCCAAGTGATACTGTCCTCGGAGTATTGGAAAGAGAAATCCCAAGACCCCGAGACATTCGGCAGGATACCAAATTGAGGAACAGCTATGGCTGAGGGCAGCTGCATCGTAATGGATCCGGCAGCCAGGGTCTGAGTACAAGTTGTGAACACATCACCATCAAAGGCGTTATCGGCCAATCCTTCAGTAGAGGTGGCAGTTCCCGTAACTCGCTGTGACACCCTCAGGTTACAGTTGAACATATCAACAACACCTAAAGGTGTGACTACCGAGTACTCTTCCTCATATAGAGGTAGGATAATCTTCTCGATATTCCACAGCTTAATCCCTTTACTTACCAAGGTAGAGAGAAGAAGAAACAGCAAGTCAAGGGCCGTCTGAATATGCTCAGACGTCACTTGCTGAGGCGTTAGCCGACAACGCCGAAAGGCATGGTCAATGACCTTCTGAGTCGTAAAGACCGTTGTCGAGACTGTCCCACTGGTCGCCATAACTTAGTCCTTCCCGAACATCGGCTTTCCGCTATGTACTTTGATTCCATGACCCTTAGGTGCGGGAGACCGAACATGCTTACCGATTTCTTGGTCAGCCACACGCTTGGCAGTTTTAACATCCTGCTTCATGTCCTGAGCCTGAGTCAAACCTCCCTTCTTCGCGGCGACGGGTCCACCCACGCGCTTATTGATTGGTTTGATGCCCAGACTGCCCCCTTTTCGTCGCTCAGACAGAAGGCGCTTGGCTTCAAGCTCGGTGAAGTTGGCTCCAAGCTGCCGTCGGAGTTCTTTTATCTCATCGCTGTCTACGCTGCCCAGACTGCCCCCTTTTCGTCGCTCAGACAGAAGGCGCTTGGCTTCAAGCTCGGTGAAGTTGGCTCCAAGCTGCCGTCGGAGTTCTTTTATCTCATCGCTGTCTACGCTGCCTCCTTCAGCAAAGTTCTTGCCTTGAGGCTTGGCAGTGCCGTAGACTTCATCGCCTTTCCCGATCTTTTTTGACATCTTCTTGTCAACGACATCTCGATCATGCTTGTTGAAATTCTTGATTTTCCCGCCCTTGCGGTAGCCTGGCTTAAGAGGGCCTTGATCCCCGAACTCCTGATCAAGCTTATTCGAAGCCACAGACTTGCCCCGTTGAGTCAAGGCATTATCCATATCGGCCATCTTGACTTGACCGCCCTCTTTGAAGCCCAAACGCTTTCCCTGAGTCAGCATCTCTTCATGCAGTCCTGGTCGCTTTCGCTCATATCCTCGAACGGCCGTGGTAGGACGGTTAGAGGCCGAACCCGTAAAGCCTGCTTCGACTGGGAACTCGAAACTATCGACGTACTTGACCGTCATCATCCTTCTCCTTAAAAAAGTTGCTAAGCTCCGACGTAATAACCGACGTTAATTCTATTCAACACAGCTGCGCCTGCTGCAGGCATGACAATCGTTGTTGCTGTGTTCGCCAACAAGGATTTAAGGGGGCTACTTGGTTGGAGATCAACATCCAGTTGGGTGCCCCCCGCAATCATGTTATTCCCCACTGACCAAGCTGGGGAGCCGGGTAAGTTAGTGGAAGTAATAATCAACGTAGCACCGCCTGCTAAAAGAGCTGTGGCATTTCGCATGCAGTTAATCGACGTGATGTAATGGAACAGTCCGGCACCAGCGGCTGGCAATGTGGCAGTCGCAATAGTGTTCGCGGCTGCTGTAACAGTTACCCACAGGACTGTCGGGATCGGCTTGGCGTAAATAATCGAGTCACCCATCGAGGCCCGTAACGCAACTGTGAGGTTCCCAGATGTGTAGGCTGAGACTCGAACTCGGAAGCGTCGAAGACCCGAAACCTTGATCAGATATAGCCCCGAAGTAGTGGTAGCCACCACCACACCTGCGACATACTGCTCACTGGCAATAGCCGCGGCTACCAGCTGGTTGATGGCCAAAGCGGGCAATCCGAAGTAATTAGTCCCGTCAACCGTCCCTTCAAAAACAAAAGTCAGGTTTGCGGCAGCAGTTCGCGCATCGACAGCTACGGTGGCAACACCATTGAGATCCATAATGGACTCGGCATTGGCTGCAGCCAACAAAGCGGTAATTGTTCGACCATCAGTAACAACACCCCCGGTGACTTGATCAGGTTGCCCAACAAGAACTTCATTTCCACGAGCGTCATACAAAGTCGGCATCTAAGCGGCCCTTGAGTAATTGATAACGACTGGGCCACCCTCGGGTACCCTAGTCTCTATGACAAGATCAAACGAACCCGCTTTGGCTACGGCAGCCAGATACAAGACTTCGATGAATCCTGCGTTAGCTTGAGTATCTGCAACACCCGCCAGCGTCACCAGAATCTTATCTGTAGCGGCCATCGTGGCATCAATGATGTTGATCACATTTGATCGTTGCGCGGGGTAAGGCAAAGTAGCAGTGACTTGCGTGATCGTGCCACCCCCACCCGCAGCGGCGTTCAGGGTAGTCCCGGCCATGCTCAGGTTGGTTCCTAGAGTAATCTCCTGCGGATCTCCAGCACCCCCCGCTGATCCTCTCCCCAACAGTAAAGACGCAGCAGACACGTTCTGCATCTTCGCGTAGGTCACTACATCGTTGTCGATGGTCCAGAGCGTTCCAGCAGCGGAGACCGTGATGTCGCCATAGTCAGCGTCAGTTACAACCCCAGCTGACAGGAGCAGGACGAAGCCACACTCCGCGTTGTTCTGGTACAGCACACCGCCATCGAGAATCGTCGTAACCGGAACAGTCCACCAGCCGATGTTGTCAGTCGCAGTTCCCGTCACCAGGAACAATGCCGCACGAGTAGCATCGTTCTTTTGCTGAATGTAGATTCGGTTCCCGGCTCGCAGAAATCCTAGAATCGTGCTCGCATCGAAGCCGTTGACAGTCGTGTCGTTGATGTAAATCGCCGTGACACTAGCGAGTGTCGCGTTGTCCAACCTGAAGTTCCGATTTCCGGGATCAGCCGCTACGGTAGAGGTGCTGAATCTCCAGGAACCATCAACCGAGGCACCAGCACCAACAGCATTCAGCACAGTGCCGACCATCGCTAGGTTCGTACCGAGAGAGATCTCCTGTACAACACCCGCCCCCGAGTCACCTCGCCCTAGTAACAGGGAGGGTCCAGAGATATTTTGCATCTTGGCGTAAGTGACAACGCCGGGATCAATAGTCCAAATGGTACCGACACCAGAGACGGTGATGTCTACATAATCACCATCTGCAACGGAACCACCGCCACCACCGGCAGCCCACTGCATGTCGTAATCAGCATTGGTGCTCTTGGTCAAAACTTGGCCGGTGGTCCCATCGTCGGGAATGGGGATAGCAACTATCCCCGCATAGCCCATACCACTGGGAATGGCCACGTACTACCCCAACAAAAGCTTCAGGGAAGCTTGTGCTTTCTCCAGCTGACCGAGTCGTTGGTCCAGCTCGTCCTGTTTGAGATCAGTCGCCTTTTGAGCTTCCTCAAGTACTTTGGCAGAATTGAGTACTTTCTTCAATTCATCAGCAGCATCAGCCTCGAGCCGTTTGGCTCGACCTAACGCCACTTGAGTTTGGGCTTTAAGCTCTTTCTTCTCAACCTCAACCAACTTAAGCTCAGCTTCCTGATCTCGAGCCTTTTGATTAGTCAAAGCGACCATTTTCCTCATCTCGTCCTGAGCCTGAGCTTTGAGAGAATCAGCCTCCCTCTGAGCCAAAAGAAGTATTGAGTCCGCTTTCTCTCTGAGTCGATTAGCCTCTTCACGAAGCTTCAAAATCTCCCTGGCTGGACCGACTAGGTCAAGCACGGCTTGAGCTTGGTTTTGGGCCTCTTTGAGTTGATCGAGTTTTTGCTGCAATCCCTTCGGATCAGCCAGCATCATTCGGACAGTCTCAAGAGGATCGTTGTCACTAACTCCGGCTACCATACCCATCGGCTTCTCCCTTTATCCTACGGCACCAGCTTGAACCAGAGTCAGAGCCACACTGCCAGCTGTGAAAGCTGTCACATTCAGTCGCACCGCCCGGGGAGGCGCAGCATAGTTTGAGTCTTTGTTAGTCGTTTGCGCAACCAACGTTGGATGAGGAAACCACACGGGCGTTACCAAAGGATCCCAAATGTTATCAAACGTATGCTCTACCGTATAGGTGGCCGGGCCAGTGGTGATGACAACGCCCAGCCCGATATTAGTCGGCCCGAGATATTGGTCAATCGGTATAACCGAACTAACTGCAACAGCCGCAACAACAACACGTACTGGGCGCATGACTCACCTCTCTTTGGCAGCGAAGATCTGATCAAGCAGCATGGTCCGAATAACAGCCGAACCATTCTGACAACCAGCAACCACGCCCATCGCCACAGCAGGCAGGGCCGCTGGTGTGATGGTAGCGACGACTTGAGCTGGGCCGTTCGCTGTGTTCGGTTGAAACGCAATTGCCATGATGTTCGCCCCGGTATCCAGAGAGAACGCCACTTCGAATTGCTGACCTGAAACCACCGTACCCAACGACACCGAGTCAGTGTTGACTGATGCCGCCGCATTGCGCAGGACAATGCCCGTCTGAGCGGCAGCCTTCAGGAAGAAGATGCCGTTCACCGGAGTCAGGAAGTTGTTGGCAGCTACAGCAATTTGCAGCCCCAGAGCAGCAACGGCCAGAGAGGCATCGTCAACTGGAGCCCGAGCGCGAAAGAACAAGCGCTTAGTTGCTACAGAAGTGTAGCCAATCGACCCTTGGATCCACGAGTTGTCAGCGTTGGCTGCTGAATTGCTGATGGAAAGAATTCCACCATCACCAGCTGCCAAAGCACGTGTCGGAGTACCAACACCCCCCACGGTCCACATCGTCGCCAGGAAAAGGTCAAAATCTTCCAGGAAGGAATGCATCCGAGTGCGATCTTCCAGAATGATGTTGGCCAATGGGTCGTTGTCCGCCAGGTTGTTCAACCCGATCGGGAAACGAGAGACATTATTGATGGACATCGAAAAATTCTCCTGTGTGAGTGAGGGGAGGGCTCCTAATGAGCCCGCCCCCTATCTCATTGTGACGTGACCGTTACAGTCCCGGGGTGCCGTAAAGGGTCCGAGGATCCGTCCAGCTCGGGATATACCGCTCAGTCGACTTATAGCGCATCGAATCGGTCTCGAAATCGCCTTCCATCGACTTCTCAAGGCCCCGTCGCTTCATCAGCTGCATACCGCGCGGTGCGTCCGTCTGGACCCACCATGCTGTGGTGCTGGTGATACGCGACAGGTTAGCCTGCCCGTCAGACAGCAAGCCCATCGACTTGACTGGGTTGATGTCGTTGTTGGCGGTACCAGCTCGAAGCACGCTCTTCAGCAGAACTTCTGCCTGGAACACCTGACTCGGACCTGCCACGATCTTCCGCGGAGTCAGACGAATCCGTTTGCCGTTGTTGTCAACAGCGTTTCGGATTTGAATGAGCATCTGCTCAAGACTCGTTTGGGACAGAGCTGCCGGAGTGGTCAACAGATTGGAGAATACGCCACCAGCAGAACCGCCCGGAGCGATAGGATGGTTGATGACATTCAGAGCAACACCATCGCCACCTACGAAAGCACCGTTAAAGGAGCGGTTCAAGATGTTGGCACACAGGGTCTCTTTCGTCTCGATCATCGACTGAGCCAAATGCTCAGAGTAGATCGTACCGATCTTGATGTGATCGCCATCCTCAACCAAGACTTTCGTCAGGGCAAAGGCAAGACCGAAGACCTTGTACACGTACCGTTGGATGAACAGCACGCCGCCAGCATCGTAGGTGACCGGGGTGCCATCAGGCAACTCCGGAGCAGCCCCGAATCCGAACAGCACGGGTTCTTCGTGGTAATTTCGTGGAATGCCGGTTCTTTCGGTGAACACGCCTTTCCACTCATCAGCCCGCTGCTTGTAGATCCCGTCAAAACTCTCGTTCATGATGGGCTCGACAATCGAGCGGAAGTCAGTAGACCTCATTGGAACAGCCATTGAAAGCTCCTATTAAATCGGTTGATCAGGCGTCAGATAGCCGCAACGTCTGCGACGAACTGATGCTCTGAGATTTGAACCTGAACCACGGTGAAAGCATCACCGAAGATATTATCAGGGCCGGGGTTCAGGCCGATGACTCGGAGACCAGCGTTGGCTGCCGAAGAGGCCACGTTCAAAGCAACGGACGAGAGACCCGTGGTGGCATTTCCCGCCAGCGCACTCCAATCCATCTGTTCGCCAACACGCAACAGAGTGATCGGAGCATTACCCTGGATCTCATACACCATCAAAGGGTCGGCCGTGTAGTACGCAACAATGTCCGTTGCGACTGTGTTGGCCAGCCAGCGGTTGGAAACACGGCGACGACCTTCCGCATCCGTGAACTCCACACCCATGAACGAGCCCACGGCCCGAGTGCCAACAACGGCACCCAGTAGCCCGCCAGTGGTGTCAATTTGAACCGGAGAGAACTGGAAAATGTTGACAGCAAGACCCGAGATGATCGTCCCTTGTTGCTGGCGCAGGATACCAGAGGGGTGCCATGCCGGCTTCAACCCAAACGGAGAAGCGACTGAACTCATGTTAAAACTCCAAAATGAACAATTGATTGATTAGAGTCTCAATCCTCGTCACGTTCACCGAGGGTGACCGCGAAGGACGGAGGCTCTGGTGCTCGACCCAAGTCGGCATTGCCTTCTTCAAGTTGAAAACTGATCGGACGGCGTGCCATTGTGGCTGCCATCGCCTCGGCGCTTTCTCGAGCCTGGTCCAGCTTCCCCTCTTCAGCCAAGGGCTGAGTGTGATGAGCTTCTTTCATGTACGCTTCATAAAGGTCCATGGGAAGCTTGAAAGCTAACATCTCATTAACACCGATACAACCGGCCCATTCACCAGACTTCTGAGCGGCATGCTCCCAGCCCGGTATGTCAACAGCTTTGATCGGTTCATACCCCAGCCTCATACGGCCGTGGATAGGGTCTCGAGGATTCGTCGTAGTCAGCCAACAGACATGCCACCCTTCGATTCGGGGCAAGTCGGGAAGTGCCGATTGGAAGAAAGACTTACGAAACTCTTTCAAGCGCTCATTATCAGTTAGCTCGCGGTTCTCGGTAACAGGCCGGTCAGCCATGCCCCGTGATTCACGTGCTTTTCCTTCGGAACGACTCAGTCTCGTGTTCTCAGTTTTTATTCGGGCCATGTTAGCTCTCTCTTCTCAGTGAACTGTTAAGCGTTCGAGTGATCACGGTCATATTGCGCATACTGTTTCAAGTAGCGCTGCCGCAGTTGAGGATCATCCCAGACTCCCGCCTCAACCATCGCGTCTTTGCGCTCGGCTGAGATGTAAACCTCATTTTTCTTCAAGGGGCGTTCACGACCGCCAGTCCTAAAGCGAGGGCCTCCACGGGCTTTCCCGTTGTTACCTTCGCGTTGATTGCCGACGTTGTCGTTTTCTTCCTCTTCTTCCACTTCGCGACGTTGGCCCTTAGCCGCCCGATGAGGCAACCGTTTAGCAACGCGCTTGGAAAGCTCATCCCAATAATCCGAGGTCTTCGGATCTAGACCTTCGTTCACCAAAGCGGTATCGATGGCCGAAACTACCAGGGAATCTTCATCACCACCTTTGGGGTCCCACCAGCTGTGGCTCTTAGTCCAAGCTTTGGCATGACTAATCAGGGCGGGATCAGGTTCAGAACCGTCGCCACGTTTAGTCACGGCCTGTTTGGCTTGGGTTAATTGGGTAAATCGATCCCGCAGACCATCCCGAATTCGCATGGCCTCGACGGCATCCTCACCTTTACCCGCTGCGATAGCCCTCGAGATAACTTGGTCGGCGGTCAGTAGATTGCCTTTGACCGAATTGATCGCTTGGTCGATAGACGATACTTCGCTTCCCGTAACTCGACTATCAAGGGTGCTGAAGCGTCGCTCTAAGGACTCATTCCGAGCTCGAAGGAACCCCAGTTCTTTCTGGTCGCGCTCTCGTGCCTGTTTCTGACGGGAGCGACGATCATGACGTTCTTCTTTGCGTTTGCCGCGTAGTTCTCCGCGGTCCTCGTCTTCCTCTGAGGCACCTAGACGTTGCTCCTCTTCGCCCTCGTCTTCCTCCTCATCGTCATCCTCATCAGGTTTTGTTACTATCCCCGTGGTCTCATCCTCAGGTACGGGATGACCATCATCAGCAATGGCTACCAGATCGTCATCTTTCTCGTTTGCTTCTGCCATGTTTGACTCCTACAGTCTACAGAAAGGCGACAACATCAAGCGGGTTGATAGTAACCTCGCCAATAATGTCTAGATCGTTGAAAAGTACAAAGAGAGCTCGTGCAGAATCGGAGACCGGAACCTCCCAGCGGTCGCCACCATACTTGGGGCATCGCACGAAAGTTCCGACCTCACACCAACGTCCCTCAGGCCAGGTCTCAAGAGTGTCTCGATTCTTGAAAGCGACAGGTCCAAGAGCAATGACTTTAGCCACCTGAGTGTTCCAAAGCTCAGTTTGCCGGGTTTCTTCAGGAACGTAGAGACCCGATTTCGTCCGTGTCTTCGGCGTCCGGATCTGAACCAGGATCCGAGACCCGTAAGGCTTGAGTCCAGGGTCTATCTCCGGGAAAGCCTCCCCTAGATGACCGTAGTTGAACTCAGGCTTGACAATCGAACTACTTTGTCCCGTCACGGTCTTCTCCTATTACTTCCTCGAACAGCTGCTCGGCGATTAACAAACCTTGGTACACCCCACTCGCTTGACCATAACCGAACTCAGTCCGGTCTGACGGTGTTTTCAGCGAGGCTATGGCATACTCCATCTGTTTCTTCTTGAGCCGGTCCAAGTAAATTGGTTCCATCTGCGGCACTGATACTACCTCCGATCCGGTCGTGTTGTCCAATAGGTCGCCATGGGCTCCCCTCCTATGGGGGGCTTAACAGGGCGTCTTTCCTTTCTTCGTGTCTTTAACAGCACCACCTTTCTTCGCCGGAGTACGCGGACCACCCGGGTCTTTCCTCAGTCCCTTGCCCGTCGCCAGCTTGTAGTGTTGTCGTGTCGGTTCGTCAGCCATGTGATTCTCCTAGGTTAAAATTCGATTAATCAAAGTAGCTCTGGTGAGCGTCTCTCTATCTACTGACTCCCGGAGGGATTGATACCCGTCCCGGTTGAGACAGCGACCTTCTCACCTGAGGCTATCTCAGCAGCCGCAATTTTCAAGGCCGTCATATTGTCGGCCGTGTTCATTGCTTCACGGCTTTCCAGCTCTGCAGCAGTACGTTCATCATCACTGCGCTCTTTCTGCTGTAGTTCCTGGAGCCGAGCAGCGTACTCCTGGGAACTTTGAGCAGCCTCGTTGGCAGCATCGATGGCTGACTGCTTCTCCTTCGCACTGAGATCCATAAACTTAAGGACGCGCTGCTCTTGAAGTCTTTGCGCATCCAACTGTTGTCTTCCTTGCATGTCGACCACTTTGAGTTGTTGGTCGGCTTGCTTGAGTTGGTTCGTTGCTTGTTGGTTCTGGGCTCTGGCCTGTAGGTCCTGAGCCTTGAGCTGTTGGTCTCCCTGCTTCATTTGCGCCTGTTGACTAGCAATCTGCATGGTAGCATCAATCTCGGCCTTCTTGTTCGGATCCATGGGAATATTCGGTTGAGGCTGGTATTGTTGCGCAATCTGCTGAGCCTTTTGAATAATTTGCGGGAATTTGGCAAATACCTGACTAGCCTCGGGGATCACGTGTTGACTAGCAGCAGCCAAGAAGCGATCCAGCTCCTTTCGGGTCTCCTCGTCATGGAATGAGAGCATTTTCTTGAGTTGATCCTCATTTTTTCCTGTTTCTCGTCCCATAAGCTCGAAAGTCTCATTCACATACCACAAAACCATGTGCTCTTTCAGGTGTCCCAGACACATTGGGATGAAAGTTGGGGCAATAATTGGTAACTCACCCAGAACCGGACTAGTTAGGAAGTCCAGGTGGACCTGCAAATGACCCAAATGATCTTGATCAGGGAAGGCAGCCACCGGTCGACCCAGAGTCATTGCCGCATTCTCATTGACGGCATTCTGGTCCTCGGGCTCAAGTTGAGGGACAAGCAGCTCTTCGTAGTTGGGGATCTTAGTCCGCTCGAGGATACGCTCCTCAACTTTTCGTAAGTTGTAGATCTGGGGCATAGCAACGGCACGTTCCGCCACAATCTGCAATTGGGCGAGACGTTGCACGTCTGAGAAGATCTCGGGATCAGCCACGGGGACGACATCGAGTGGTAACTCGAAGTCGGTACGCTGAGCCAATACCTCACCAACATCATTTTTCACCTCATCATCGGTCAGATACATTCGGTCAATGCGATGCAAGACCCGAAGCACATACCCCATCGCATGATAAAGTCGAAGATGGATGCCAGACATCACCTTCATGCCCTCTTCGATCAGAGCTAGGGTTGTCCCAACGGGCATGTTGGTATTCTGATCGGCCAATTTCTCGAAAGTTGTCTGAACAACTCCCCGCCCCGCATCAACCAGGAACCCCAGTAGAGAGAAAAGGACAGGGCTGGGCTCGTTGTAGGGCACGGCCATGACAAGCTTGCGCACATCATCGCTAGCCACACCTCCCTCAACCTCGGTAACTTGCCCTACTTGCAGCTCTTTCGACTGCCCCGAGAAGTTCGCGCCTTTCAGTCGTAGCAGGGTCGGCATGTTGTTTACGTGGGCACTATCCAGCAGGGCCCGTAGCGCGCCTGTAGCGGCGCCTGAGAGCGAGCCAATCATCTGCCCCAGACCGATCGAGTACGCCCCGCGCCAGGGAATGAAAGGAAACTCGACCATCCAAGACATCGTCTCCTTTACTTCCTCGTCTTCCTCGTCCCAATTCCGGTTAATAGCCACAATCTGTCGAGCAGCAGAGTCAATCGTAATCCGGTAGGGAGCCGAGCCATAGTCGTCCTCCAACTCACAGTTGGTAGATACCTCGTACTCATCACGAAGCCCATCTTCGTTGTACGCTACCTGCTCCTCCCTTCCTTCGACATGATCGCTAGCCCTCGCCGATTTGCTTTGTTCCGGCGCTTGAGCTACAGCAACATCGCCAATATCCTTATACATGCCCGACTTAACGCGCTGTTCAAATTCGAACTTGGTGATATGCTCAACGTAGGTCACACGCTCAGCAGTGTAGAAATTGCTAGCGGCATACGGCAGGTAAACATCATCAACCGCGGCGAACATCGGAACCGGTCGTCGCTTCTTATCGTCCCAAACAAGACGAAGGTATTGCGAACCGCCCAGAGGTAGTTGAGTCAGCAGTTGTTCCAGCTCGCTCCTGAAGTCAGTCATCTGAACCAGGAACTGCCAGTTCATGTACTCCTTCTTGCGATCAGCTTTCTCCATTCGCTCGATCGAGGGCTCTTTCCCGGGGACATACGTCTTCACCGGTCCGTTGGGCGGCATCAACTCGCGAATGGCCCGTGCGGCAAAGTCCACACAAGCCTCGGTCAACATCGGGTGCACAACCTTACTCGCCCCCTCGAAGTCAGCACCTCCAGGGGCTTCCTTCCCTAACCCCGTTCGCTTGATGGCATCAGCATAGTCAGCATCACGCTTTTCACGCGACTTCTTGTCTCGATCAATGTCGTCAAGCAACCGAGTGCACAGGTCTTCCAGGGTGGGTTGATCAAACTCTTCAACGATGTTCTCGTAGAACTCGCGAATCTCGTTGGTCTCTTTCTCCTCTTCGCCAATTCGAACGATCGCACCGCCATCATCAGTGTCGGTCACGTCATCGGGCACTTCACCCGAATCCATAATCTCACCCTGCTCTTCCTCAGGGTTGTCTTCGACCTCTTCCTCATCGCGCTTGGCCATGTCCAGTCCTCAGCTTTGGTAGGGATTCTTCTTGCGCTTGCGTCTATCGACCTCGAGCGCGGCTTCAGTTCGTTTCACTTCCTCGGGATCAACCTTAACAGTGAGTGGCCCGAAGAATTTGTCCATGATTAGACGCAACGCTTGAGTCGTAGTGTCGAGCAAGTCGTCTCGATCGGTAGACCCTTCACCGACATAGGAACAGACCTGGGTGATAAGAGGATCAGCCCACGTCTTGAACGTCCCACGTCGCACTTCTGATTCAACGGCCCAGATCCTATGGGCAGAGAACAGGGGAGACACGATATGTAGTCTCGATAACTTGTCCTCGGCACCTGGATTGTACCCGTGCGTTAAAATGTTTTCAGTAGCCAGCGATTGCCTCAGGCTAATCCCGCTCCCCTTCTCTTCGATCAGGATAAGGTCGGGCTTCCTACCCTGATGTCGGGGGCGATGCTCCTTGTCTACGATCCTCGGTTTGATCAGGGGCTCATCAGCATCCCCATAGGTAAGGACCATCTCCTTCTTCACCCGCTTGATCAGAGCCGGTAACCCGAGCCACTCCTCCCAACAATCAAGCAACAGGATGTTCAGCTCTTCGGGATCCAGTTCAGACCGGGTTCGCTTAACGCCGAACAACCCCCAAACGCTGCACGCCGTCGGATCCCCTTTCTGGCTTTTCTTATCGTGCGTTGCCTCAGTGAAAGCCGTATCGAGACTGAGTACGATGTACCGTAGCTTAGGGAGGGGCTTGTCGAACGGCCAGAGCCGCCAGTCACTGCGCTTGACAAAACCCTCCTCCTCAGGATCCAATATCTCTCCGTAGACTTCCTGCCGCCCAACCTTCGTGCCTTCGTACTTGGCGATGTTTTTATAGAACGAGTCCGTGAGGTTATCCCTGTTCTCATACGTTGAGCCCACAGTGACAACGCAACTCGGATCCGCGTTGAGCTGGCGCATGAAAGCAGTAGGCTTGGGAGTACCGGTCCACACCACCTGAGGCTTGGGCCCCAACCGTAAACCGAACATGAGGTTATCCCACGCATCTTGCGGGTACTTCCAACTCGCAATCTCATCACACCAGGCCTTCGCATGTTGTGGTCCCCTCAGTCGTTCAGGTGTGTCCCCGGCGAACCCGCGAATGATCGACCCATTCCTCAGGGTACAGCTGGGCAATGCCGCATTCTTGCTTACGATCAGTTGTGGGGGGACACAGGCGTATAAGCCCGTAGGGCCTTCGAAGCACGTGTACCGGACGTCATCATGCGTTGGGCTAACCACGGCGTAAAACGAGCGATAAAGGGCAGCCTCGATCCCAAGCCAGTTCGCTGCTGACAACGTCTTCCCAAACCCTCGCCCACTACGAATGCCCCAATACAACTTCTCCATCGACTCGAATTCTTTGGGGGGCAGTTGCTTCTCACGTGCCAACTGTTTCCAACAGATCCGCCACCTCAGCAACAGCAAGTCGTCTTCAGTAAATCCCTTGATGGTGTCGAACCACTGAGGATCGATCCGAGCCAACTCATCAGTCAACTCAGGTGGGAGCTTCGCCGGATCCAAGCTGTAGTCGAAAGCGATGGGCTGGTGCACGAGCCCGAAGTTGAAAGCGACCATTTAGTGGGAGCGATTAGCCCGACGTGCAACCTTAGCCGCGGCACCAGCCCGACGATTGCGGACCCGCCGCTTCCTGAACCACTCCTGTTCCCCCCGATCGCTCTTAACGCGGCCCCCCTTATTGGCAGCCATCACATCAGTCCTTCGAGGGTAACCACAACGTTGAGGAACAGGGCGTCCTTGGCCTTCTGCTCAATCGGGAGATCAGCGTAGGAAACCATGTTCTTGTGTGTCTTCTTCAAATCGTCGGTGACCTCACCGTAGGTCCAACCATGCATGATCTTGTCTACCCTCCACCGCTCATGCATCTC